ACTAAAGAAGCACTTAATTTTGTTTTAAAATTTGAAGAACTCATATCAAATTATTGTAAAGAAAAACAATATGATGGCGTAATATGTGGACATATTCATACACCAGCTATCAAAAAAATTAACGGAATTGATTATATGAACTGTGGAGATTGGGTAGAGAGTTGTTCAGCATTAGTTGAAGAGAAAAATGGAACATTTAAAATTGTGAATTATGTCTAAAATATTATTAGTAACTGATGCTTGGAAACCACAAGTTAATGGTGTTGTTACCACACTTGTAAACCTTGTTGACCAAGCAAAAAAACAAGGTGATACCATTTATGTTTACCACCCAGGTAGATGTAAGATTAGATTTCCCTTACCATTATATAAAGAAATAACCATTGGAATTCCTTTTCCTTGTGGTGTCAGAAAATTACTCAAAAGTCAAAAATGGGAACACATTCACATAGCAACTCCTGAAGCACCCATTGGTATAAACTTTGTTAGAACTTGTAAGAGATTAAATATACCTTTTTCTACCAGTTTACACACATTGTTTCCAGAGTTTGTTGAAAAAAGAGTACCAGTAATTAAATCTAACATTGGTTGGAAATATATGCATAAGGTCTATGAGGGTTCTTCTACTATTTTAACCACAACTAAATCTATGGTTAATATGTTAAAAGAAAAAGGGTTCACACAAGAAATAAAAGCCTGGTCTAGAGGTGTAGATAGAAATATATTTAAACCTAGTAAAGAATATAAAAAGACAAGTAAAAATGTTTTATTGTGTGTTAGTAGAGTTTCACACGAAAAAGGACTAGATGACTTTTGTGGTTTAGAATATCCAGATTCAATTAAAATATTAGTCGGTGATGGTCCGTATCTTAAAACACTTAAAAAGAAATATCCTGATGTAAATTTTGTTGGTAAAAAGATTGGTAAAGAGTTAGCACATTATTATCAAAATGCAGATGTGTTTGTGTTTCCAAGTAAAGTTGATACATTTGGTGTAGTACAAATTGAAGCAATGGCATGTGGCACACCAGTTGCTGCTTATCCAGTTATCGGTCCTATTGATATTATTAAACACGGATACAATGGTTACTTAGAAGATGATTTAGAAAGTGCTGTTAGAGGTTGTCTTCATTTGGATAGAAAGAAAGTTTTTTCAATGTCTAAGAAATGGACTTGGGAAAACTGTTATAAACAATTTAAGGATATATTAAAGAATGTTCATACATAAAGAAGGAATACAAATTCCAGAAATAAAAGCTGAAACCAAAGATGGTGTCAGACTATACAAAACACCTGAAGGTCAGTTATATCCTTCTATTACTACTGTTCTGAAGAATAGAAATAAAAAAGGTTTACACGAATGGCGTGAAAGAGTTGGTGATGATGTTGCCAATTATGTTTCTAGGAAGTCAGCAACAAGAGGAACTCAGGTTCATCATTTCTGTGAAGACTATTTAAACAATGACCTTGAAAAAGTAGAAGAACAAAAGAAAGGTAGGTTTCTTTCTTATTGTTTATTCTCACAACTAAAACCAGTATTAGATGAAAAGATAGGATTGATATATTGTCAAGAATCTGCACTGTGGAGTGACAAATACAGACTCGCTGGTAGGGTTGATTGCATCGCTGAGTATGATGGTGAGATTGCGGTTATAGACTTTAAAACAAGTACTAAAGAAAGAGAAGATGCTTGGAATGAAAACTATTATATACAAGCATCTGCATATTCTGAGATGTTTTATGAAAGAACAGGTATACAAATAAATAGAATTGTAATATTAGTTGTTACAGAAGATGGTACTGTACAACAGTTTATTAAAGATAAAAAAGATTACTTATTGCACCTTGACAAAGAGTTAGAAAGATATTATAATACAGATAACTTGAAAGAGTTACAAACTGGTTCAGCTAACAATGTTGTCAATATTTAACAGTTTGTTCATATAGCTTACAGAAATGTAAATTATAGATATTAAGAATATTCGCTGAAGATGGTCTAACCATAAACAGGACTCGGGGGCGGTACCCGACACCTCCACCAAAAAACCCCTAATGAGGGGGTGATATAGGCTCGACTGGTATGTGAGGATTATTGGAGAATATGGGTTGACTTCCTTATAGGTCAAACACAATAGACGCAAACGATAACTTTGCAAATGAGGAATATGCACTAGCTGCATAATTCTCTGGGTTCGGCAACACCTGGAAACAGAAGTTGCCACTAACTAACGGAGTGGGCTGCGGTCTTAGACAACCAGCACTCAATACAAGGAGAAGACTATGGCTTGGAATACTCCAAAAATTACTGTTGTTTCAGTAGGTCTAGAGATTAACTCTTACGCCTGTGCTGAAAAGTAATCAGTAACATAGTTAGTGTGGGGGCGTATTCCCCCACATTACTTTATAATGGAATAATAATGACACCAAAAACATTTTCACAATTTATAGAAAAAGAAGTTCAAGAAAAAAGAATATCACATATGGAAGCAATACTTGATTATTGTGCCAAAAACGAAATAGAACCTGATTCAATAACAGGTCTAATACAAAAACCACTCAAAGATAAAATAGAAGCAAATGCTAGAGATTTAAACTTTCTACCTAGAATGGGTAAACTACCAGTATGAACATTATGGATGCATTTGAAGCATATAAAATTTATATGGGTCTGAAAGCACATTTCAATTCAAAGTATGACTTTGTAAGGTATGGTGGTAAAACAAAGGCTAATAAGAAAAGTTATTTAAATAGAAAAGACAAACATTTCTTTGGGAGAGTATCTAGAAAATATGGTGAAGAAGTTCAAGACTTTTTTGTATCAAATTTTCTTGTAAACGAAAAAGGTTATGTTGGTGAATTTAATGATAAAAATTTTACAGATTGGAAAAAGAAAACACAATCACTAAGATATAATTTTATACAAGATATAGAATTACTTCTAAATCAAGTAAAAGATTTTAATAATGTATTCAAAGTTGAAGATGGGCAACATCCTTTGTTGTTCAAAAACTATCTATCAAAAAGAATTAACATAGAAACAATGGTCATATTAGACAAACTACTAAATTACTCAACAGATTTTACAAAGAAAATATCTGAAAATATAGTTTGGCCTAATCATAATAATAAAATAAAAAATTACATTTCACTATTGACATTTAATGAAACTGAGTATAAAATGTTATTACTAAAGATGATAGTTGAACACAAAAATGCACACAGTAAAAATTTATAACACTAAAGAACAAGTAAACCAATTAGAAATAAATGATGAACTTACACACTGCGGAGGAAGAGTGTGGAAAGGTAAAAAACATTATTATAAAGGTTTGGGTATACCATACACTCATCATCAATTATTAGAAAAAGATATTATAGATGATGAAGATTTTGATTCTATACAAAATACAAATATATTTTATCTAGGATACGCTGTAAGAAGAAAATATTGGAAAAACAAAATAGGTATATTTCAAGAAAGATATCAACCATTCTTTCCAGATTTTATAGGTGCTTGTAGTGTCAAAGAAAAAACTATCACCGGTAATTCAAGAGGTTTTAAAAAGTCATCTGTTGATGTAATAGAGGTTATTAATTATGATGCAGTAAACAAACAGTATTATTTTAAGATGGATTACAAATGCAAAAGAAAAAGTTATGTACAAGATAATGGTAAACCACAAAAGTTACAAGATTTATTAGAATATATGTTAGAAAGTGATTGGAACTTTCTATGGGATAAAGGTGCAATAAACGATATAACACCTGAAGGTTTGGTTTCAGATGTTGCTGATTTATTTGAGTCGGATGAATTACATCATCAGCTTGGAACAGTTTATTCATTATTGTATAGTTTATACAATGTAAATCCACAAAAGTATTTTGAGTTTCTTGAACATATGAAATTAGATCATAATAGTCAGTTATCTTTTATCACTAATTCCATATTGATTTTAGAAAACAATGGTATTGATACATTACCATTGAAACCTTTTGATGAAGATTTAAAAAACTACAAACATACAGTTTTAAATTTTCTATTACAAGGTAAAAATTGTGCATATTGTTCTTGTGATATGTTTATTCACGAAGGTGATTTAGTCCGAGATAATTATGTGCAAAATGTATCAAAACAACTTGAACACATTAAATATTAACCTTAATTGGAGTTATAATGCAACAGCAAACTAATGAGTCCCTGGTGAGAGAAAGGGATTTCTATCGCGCTAAACTTGAAGGACTTGAAAAGAAAAACAAAAAACTAAACGAAGATTGTGCCTATTTAAAAAGATCAAACGATACTCTTCTGACAAAAATAAAAGATTTGAATAATCAAATATTTTATAGAAATAAGAGGAGAAGATAATGCAACAGAGATTTACATTTATAAAAACAGATGAAGTCTTTGATGGAGAGTCTGAAGAAAGAGTTGAAGTTGAAGTTAAAATAGAAGAAGGTGACATTACAACTTTAGAAGATAAGTTTAGAAACTTTCTAAAGGGTTGTGGATTTGATGCATCTGTTACAATTAGAAACACAGGTGACACCAATTCAGATTGGGAAACAGAACCACATATAGAACAAGATAGTGATGTTTTACAAGATGTTCACGAAGTTGATAATATTCACGCGTTTAAAAGAGCTGAAGATTATGATGGGAAACCATCTGATACAGAGTGATGGAACAACTGTCTTTATTGGATTTTATAGTGGACAATAGTAAACCTAAAAATGTATTTGTACTTGGTAATGGTGAATCCAGAGATGGGTATGACTTAAACCAATTCAAACAATGGGGTAAAATCTATGGATGTAATGCATTGTATAGAGATTTTCAACCAGATGGATTAATATCAACAGATTGGGCTATGATGCACGAGGTATATTCGTCTGGTTATTGTTCTGATAACAAATGTTATTTTAGACAATGGAAACTTTTACCAGAGCAGTTCTTTGAGATGTTACAGTATACTGGATTAGAACAATCAAGTATGGAACAATTAAATGAACAACTCAAGAGTTTAGATTTGGATACAGTAGATAAATTTTTACATCAAAACGAAAAGGGTAATAGAACACAACTAGTGTGTCACGGAATAGACCCAGAGAGATTTAAAGATGCAATATTAGAAGTGTTATCAAAATTCAAGGGATTACCAAAAGGTGATATAAGACAAAAACTAGGTAATGCTGGTTTGTGGATTACTTGGGTAGATGATAATGATAAGGTTGAAGATTTAGATACATTTTTTGATGGTGAGTTTTTAGGCTGGTCTTCTGGACCAACTGCTGTAAGAGTAGCCATAGAAGAAAATAAAGATACTGATAACATCTATATGTTAGGATTTGATATGCCAAGAGAAGGTAAAGTTAACAATGTATATAAAGATACAGATTGTTATATAACTTCTGATTGTAAATATGTAAGTCCTATGAACTGGATAGAACAACACCAAAACAACTTTAAGAAATATCCAGATAAAAAGTTTTACAGAGTTATAGATGATGGTTCTGAAATACCAGAATGGTCAGATTATGACAATGTGAAAACAATCACCTACGGAAATATGTGGGGTAGAGTGGTTGTATAAATAAAACTATATTATGAATTAGGTGAAGATAAAATAGCATATAATAGCATACGGAGAAAATTATGTCAAGCTTAGATACGCTCAAAAAGTCTAATTCTTTAGACAAATTACTGGCAGCAGCTGAATCAGAAAATGCACCAGTAGAAAAACAATCATATGTAGACGAGAGAATGTGGAAACCAGAACTAGACAAGTCTGGTAATGGTTACGCAGTTATTCGTTTTTTACCAGCACCCGATGGTGAAGATATGCCTTGGGCCAAACTTTGGAATCACGCATTTCAAGGACCAACTGGTAAGTGGTATATTGAAAACTCATTAACAACAATGAATCAGAAAGACCCAGTTTCAGAATATAATTCTAGACTATGGAACTCTGGTGTTGAAAGTGATAAAGAGATTGCCAGAAAACAAAAAAGAAAACTGCAATATTACTCTAACATATATGTGGTATCTGACCCTAAGCATCCTGAAAACGAAGGTAAAGTTTTCTTATTCAGATATGGTAAGAAGATTTATGAAAAGTTGATGGAAGCTTTACAACCTCAATTTGAAGATGAAAAACCTGTTAACCCATTTGACTTTTGGGAAGGTGCAAACTTCAAGTTGAAAATTAGAAAGGTTGACGGATACTGGAACTATGATAAGTCTGAATTTGATAGTTCTTCAAAGTTAAAAGAAGATGATGCCGAATTAGATAAGATTTGGAAATCTGAATACTCTTTAAAAGAGTTTTTAGCACCGTCTAATTTTAAAACTTATGATGAACTCAAGTCAAGACTTGATGATGTTTTAAGTGGAAGTCAATCATCAAGTTCTGCAGAAGATGTAGACCTTGGTACACCTGAAGTTGATGGTGATGACAAACAATATGTTGACAATGTTGTCAAAACAACTTCATCTGATAGTGATGATAGTTTAGATTACTTTCAGAAATTAGCAAAAGAAGCCTAGGTTTCTTATTGTTTCTCCTTATTTAAGGGATGTATACTTTTGTGTACATCCCTTTTTTTTTATAAATAGTAGTAGGAGAGGCGTATGGTAGATCCAATTACAGCATTTGGTGTTGCAACTACAGCATTCAATGCTATCAAAAAAGGCTTTGAAATGGGCAGAGAAGTTGAGTCAATGTATGGCGATATTGGTCGCTGGATGACTTCTTGTGAAACTGTTAACAAAGAGGCAAAAAAGGCTAAAACAGCAGGTATGAGTGTTGAAGAAGAAGCACTTGAAATCTTTGCACACAAAAAGAAAATTCAAGCAATGGAACAAGAGCTCAGAACTTTTGTTAATATGAGTCACGGACCAGATGCTTGGAATGAAGT